TTTAAGTCGAAGTCTTTAATATCTATAATGACAAAATTACATCATGCTAAGTATAGATTTGGATTTACTGGAACACTTGATGGAACACAGACGCATAAGTGGGTATTAGAGGGATTGTTTGGCCCATCTTATAAGGTGACAAGAACAGAAGAACTTATGAGACAGGGACATCTCTCTCAATTAGATATTCAATGTATTGTTCTTAAACATCCAGAAAAAAAATTTGAAACATATCAAGATGAAATAGAATATCTGATCACTCATGAACAAAGAAATAAGTTTATTAAGAATCTATCTTTGGATTTAAAAGGTAATACTCTTGTTTTGTTTTCACGAGTCGAAGCTCATGGTCAGGTGCTTTATGATTTAATAAATAATAATAAGAAAGGTGATCGTAAAGTATTTTTTATTCATGGTGGTGTAGACACTAGTGAAAGAGAATTAGTTAGAGAAATTACAGAGGAGGAAGCAAATGCGATCATTATTGCAAGTTATGGGACTTTTAGTACTGGGATCAATATTAAGCGGCTGCACAATATTATCTTTGCTAGTCCCAGTAAGTCCAGAATTAGAAACCTCCAGTCCATCGGTAGAGTTCTTAGAAAAGGAAAAGATAAAGTAAAAGCAACTCTATATGATATCTCTGATGATTGTACCTACAAGTCTAAGAGAAATTATACCCTTAATCATCTTATTGAGAGAATTAAAATCTACAATGAAGAAAATTTCAACTATGAAATAATAACTATCCAATTAAAAAAATGATAGAAGACGACTTTTTTGCTACTATTAAATTTAAATCTGGAGAAGAAATCTTTTGTAAGGTTGCTTCATCAGAAGAAGAAGATAAAATCATTTTACTGATTGCTGATCCTGTTATCATAGCTGAGATCAAAGGACGCACGGGCATCGTTGGTTATAAAGTAGAACCTTGGTTAAAGACTACTAAAGACGATATGTTTATTGTTAATATAGATGATGTTCTTACCATGTCTGAATCTAGTGATGTTGAAATGATTAATATGCATCAACAGTATGTACACCACAATGATAAGAATAGTGATGGCAGTAGTAAATATAAATTAAATAGAAAAATGGGATACCTATCTACTATTAAAGAAGCTAAAGATACTTTAGAAAAAATATATAAAGATACTAAAGATAATTCTAAAAGCTAATATCTCTTGAACCTCTACAAAGGTTATTGTACAGGTGTTTTGTATACTTGTCAAGTTGTTGTCAATATTGAATGAAAGTGTTATAATATCTACATAATAGTGATAAAGACTCATGGCAATGATAAAACCTATGGCTAAACGTAAAAGGTCTGAACACTACGTTAATAATAAGGAGTTTCTTGCTGCTCTTATTCGATATCAAGAAGATATAGAAATAGCACGATTGCAGGATAAACCTAAACCTGTTATCCCAAGATACATAGGAGAGTGCTTCTTAAAGATTGCGAACCATTTATCATTCAAACCAAACTTTGTCAACTACATGTTCAAGGAGGATATGATCTCCGATGGCATAGAAAATTGTGTCCAGTATATACACAACTTCAATCCTGAGAAATCCCGTAATCCTTTTGCATACTTTACGCAGATTATACATTATGCGTTTCTCCGCAGAATACAAAGAGAAAAACGTCAATTAGAAATTAAGAATAAGATTATTGAGAAGTCTGGCTATAATGAAGTATTTGATGATAGTAACAAGATTGACGGAGACAACTTTTCGGAGTATAATTCCATTAAGGATGCTGTACATGCAAAACTTCGTAATTGATGAAAGTTGCCATAATCACAGACCAGCACTTTGGATGTCGTAAAAACTCAAAACTTTTTCACGATTATTTTCTAAAGTTTTATAATGATGTTTTCTTTCCTACTTTAGAAAGAGAAGGTATCACCACAGTTATTAATATGGGTGATACTTTTGATAGTAGAAAGGGAATTGATTTTGCTGCATTGACGTGGGCTAAGGATAATTATTTTGATAGACTAAAAGATATGGGCATTACAGTCCATACGATAGTTGGTAATCATGACATATATTATAAAAATACAAATGATATAAATGCAATTGATTTGTTGTTAAGAGAGTATGATAATATTCCAATATATGAAGAAACAGTTCCCATAGAGGTTGGTGGGTTAAGTATTCTTCTTGTACCTTGGATTAATTCTGAGAACAAAGAGAAAAGTGTTGCAGCGATTAATAAATCAAATTCACCTGTTTGTATGGGTCATCTGGAACTGAATGGATTCAAAGCCACACCAGGTCATATGATGGAACATGGTATGGAGTGGGATATATTTAAAAAATTTAAGAAGACATACTCTGGACATTATCATTGTAGATCTAATCAAGATAATATTTACTATCTTGGTAATCCTTATGAGATGTTCTGGAATGATGTGGATGATGCTAATAGAGGATTTCATTTATTTGATACAGAGACTCTAGAACATACTCCTGTCAATAATCCATACCGACTTCATAAGATAATCTATTATAATGATCAAGATCATCAATTGTTTGATGCAAGAGAATTAGAAGATAAGATAGTTAAGATAGTGGTAAGAAAAAAAAGTAATCAGGTAAAATTTGAAAAATTTATTGATAAGTTGTATAATGCTAATGTGGCTGAGTTGAAGGTTGTGGAGAACTTTATTCTTCATGACGCAGAAAACTTTGAGGCATTTGAATCAGAAGATACTCTTTCTATCCTTAATAGGTATGTGGAGGAAGCACAGATTGATTTAGATAAATCAAGGATTCAGAAGATGCTTCAAGAAAGTTATCAAGAGGCCTGTGAGTTGATATGATGTTTATATTGACCATGAATGGTAAAGAGAAGGAGGGAGCTTATGCTGTAGAGGATAAGAGAGGAGGACAAATATTGTATATCTTTGAGGAAGAAGACGATGCTGATAGATATGCTATGATGTTAGAAGATGTGGGTTATCCTAATATGAACGTAGTTGAAGTTGATGAGGATTTAATGATGAAGACATGTCACATGCATGGGTATGAATATGCCATCATCACTAAAAATGACATTGTAATTCCACCTGAAGAACATGATTACATTTGAAAAAATACGTTGGAAAAACTTTTTAAGTACTGGTAATCAGTACACTGAAATACAATTCAATGAATGTGCTACGACTTTAATAATAGGTACAAATGGAGCTGGAAAGAGTACAGTATTAGATGCTCTTACTTTTAGTTTATTTGGTAAACCTTTTAGAAAGATTAATAAATCACAATTAATTAATACTACCAATGAAAAAGACTCTAGGGTGGAAGTAGATTTTTCTATTGGTAATATTAAATGGAAGATAGTTCGAGCCATAAAACCTAATATATTTGAGATCTGGAAAGATGATAAGTGTCTAGATCAGTTTTCTAATGCTAATGATCAACAAAAGTGGTTAGAGCAAAATGTCATAAAGATGAATTATAAGTCTTTTACTCAAATTGTTATTTTGGGTAGTAGCACCTTTGTTCCTTTCATGCAATTGTCAGCTACAAATAGAAGAGAGGTGATTGAGGATCTACTAGATATAAAAATATTTTCATCGATGAATAATATTATTAAAGAAAAAATCAAAATAGTTAAAGATGAAACTAGAACTTTAGATCTTAAGAAAGAATCTTTGAATGATAAAGTTGATATGCAAACTAATTGGATCAAGGAATTAGAATCTCAAAGTAAAGGGAGGATAGATGATAATCAACAAAAAATTACTACTCTTTTTAAAGAGTCTGATGATTATGTGGCGGTTAATGAATCTTTAGAGAATGATGTATTTGATCTCACTAAACAACAAGAAGCGGTAACAGGTGCTACAGAAAAATTACGTGAGTTAGGAAATCTTAAAGGGAAAATATCTAATAAGGTAGCAACGATTACTAAGGAACATAAGTTCTTTACAAAGAATACGGTTTGTCCTACTTGTACACAAGAGATCGAGGAGGACTTCAGACTAAATAAAATCGAAGATGCTCAAAATAAAGCAAAGGAGTTGCAATCTGGTTATAAAGAACTAGAGGAGGCAATTAAAAAGGAGGAAGAGCGAGAGCATCACTTTACAAATTTATCTAAGGAGATTACTACACTCACGCATGGCATTTCTAAAAACAATACTCGTATCTCTGGGTGTCAACGACAAATCAGAGATTTGGAATCGGAGATTCAAACACTTACCGAACGACTTGCAAATAGAAATACTGAGCATGAGAAACTAGAAGATTTTCAAACTAAGTTAGCAGAGACATATGAGGCATTAGCCTCTCAAAAAGAAACCATTCAATATCATAATTTTAATTATGAGTTACTTAAGGATGGTGGAGTTAAGTCCAAAATCATAAAGAAGTATTTGCCTCTGATCAATCAGCAGGTGAATAGGTATCTTCAGATGATGGACTTTTATATTAACTTTACATTGGATGAGGAGTTCAACGA